TATTCAACTTAGGGCTTGCGGGCACAGCGTTCAAGAAAGTCTACTTTGACCCTAGCTTGGACCGACAAGTATCTATATTTATCCCAGCGGAGGAGGTCGTTATCCCCTACGGTGCCTCTAGCGCTCAGGTCTCTGAGCGAGTGACGCACATCATGCGTAAGACTGAAAACGATATACGCAAACTTCAGGTGGCGGGTTTCTACCGTGACATAGATTTGGGCGATCCTATTCAAGCGTCTACGGACGTTGAAAAAAAGAAAGCAGAGGAACAGGGCTACACATTATCGGACGACAACAGATACCAGCTTTTGGAGGTGCACGTAGATTGGGACATGCCCGGGTACGAGGACGAGGATGGAATTGCACTACCGTATGTGGTCACCATTGAGCGGGGAACTTTAGAGGTTCTGGCTATACGCAGAAACTGGGATGAAGATGATGCGCAGCGGATCAGACGCCAGCATTTTGTCCAGTACACCTACATCCCCGGGTTTGGACCGTATGGGTTTGGGCTAATCAATTTGATCGGCGGTTACGCTCGCGCAGGTACGAGTTTGATCCGGCAGCTTATAGATGCTGGGACATTGTCCAATTTACCCGGTGGGTTAAAAACCAAAGGTTTGCGGATCAAGGGGGACGACACTCCCATTGCTCCGGGGGAGTTCAGAGATGTGGACGTTGCGTCTGGCACAGTGCGCGACAACATCATGGCGCTGCCGTACAAAGAACCTAGCCAGACATTGTTGGCGCTACTGAACCAAGTTACCGACGAAGCTCGACGGCTTGGTGCTATCTCTGACATGAAGATTAGCGATATGTCGGCGCAAGCTCCCGTAGGGACTACGCTGGCATTGCTAGAGCGCACCCTGAAAACTATGTCTGCGGTACAGGCTCGCGTCCATGCTTCTATGAAGCAGGAGTTCAAGTTGCTTGCTGCCATCATCAGGGACAACGCCCCTGATGAGTATGAGTACGACCCCACGGGCGCAGACCGCAGGGCAAAACGGTCGGACTATGACTTGGTTGAAGTTGTGCCGGTTAGCGACCCCAACAGCGCAACAATGGCCCAGCGGATTATGCAGTATCAGGCAGCTATCCAGCTAGCTCAAGGCGCACCGCAAATCTACGACTTGCCGCAATTGCACCGGCAGATGTTGGAGGTGCTGGGGATTAAAAGCGCGGAGAAGTTGGTGCCCATCGAGGACGACATGATGCCGCGTGATCCTGTGTCAGAGAACATGGCGTTCCTTACTGGGAAGCCCACTAAAGCGTTTATGGCGCAAGATCAGGACGCCCATATTTCCATACACATGGCAATGATGCAAGACCCTGTTCTGATGGCCCAGATTGGGCAGAGTCCTCAAGCCCAGAAAATGCAGGCGGCAATTCTGGCGCACGTGTCTGAGCATCTGGCCTTTGCGTACCGCAGAAAAGTGGAGCGGCAACTAGGAGTGCCGTTACCAGCGCCCGACGAGAATCTGCCGCCAGATACAGAAGTGTTGTTGTCCCGGCTCGTGGCGCAAGCGGCGCAACAGGTTTTGGCCCAGAGCAAGGGCGAAGCCCAGCAGCAGCAGGCTGAAGAAGCAGCCAAAGACCCGCTGGTGCAGATTCAGCAGGCAGAGCTAGAAATCAAGAAACAAGATGCCGACACCAAGGCCAAGAAAGTTGACGGTGACTTGGCTATCAAACAGGCTGAGTTGCAGTTAAAAGCACAGCAAGCCGGTGGGGAAGACCCCCAGATGATGGCGCAAAGACACCAGCAAGAGATGGCGCAGCAACAAGCGCAGTTGCAGATGATGCAGCAGAAGCACGCCCAAGAAATGGCCCACGGGGGTCATGTCCACGCCCAGAACTCCATGCAGAACGCCCTCACGCATCGGCAGAAAATGACCCACGCTGAACGAGCCGCCGCAAATCAGCAACGGCAGGCAGAAGCTAGGGCTGCTCAAACCCCTCGGAAGGAGCCTAAATGACCGGCTTAGATGTACTAGACAAGAAAATTAGTGAGCACGAGCAGGATATGACCACCGCGTTAGTTCGCGGGAACATAAAAGACTTTGGGGAGTACCAAAGAATTTGCGGGGTAATCTACGGTCTGAACCTCGCCAGAATGGATATCCAAGACCTGCGCCAGAAAATGGAGGACGCGGATGAGTGAGGTAGCTCAACAACGTGTACCGGAGCCTTCTGTTGGTGGCTCTCCCACCACCATTTATGTCGGTGGGCACCCGGTGGCTGTCCAAATGTCACTGCGGTTTCCACGGATTATCTTGTTCAACAATTTTCTAACCTACGAAGAGTGCGACACGATGATTTGGAATGCGCGTAAGTCAATCTCTAAGTCTACAGTTGTCGATCATAACACCGGAGTCTCGGTAGAACACGCAGCGCGAACTAGTTCTGGAACACATTTTCCCAAACACCTAAATTCTTTTATAGACACGATTGATCAGAGAATTGCTGATTTGTTGAATTGGCCGCTAGAACGGGGCGAAGCACTCCAGATTCTGAAGTACGAGGTGGGGCAGGAGTACAAACCGCACCATGATTATTTCATGCCCACTGCTGACGGGATTACCAAGCCTGCACTTAGCCTAGAGCGAAGTGGTCAGCGAGTTGCCACTTTTATCATGTACCTTAACACCCCGGAACGCGGTGGCGGCACAATTTTTCCTGAGCTTGGGTTGGAAATAACACCTTCTGCCGGGAGTGCCTTATTTTTTAGTTATCCAAATTTGTTTTACGGCAGGAACACGCTTCATGGTGGTACGCCAGTTATTGCCGGTGAAAAATGGATAGCAACTAAATGGCTGAGAGAACGAGACTTTTAGGTTACTCGACACATTTGCATTTCGGGGGCGTGCTAATGTGTTTTTTATGGCCCTCTGCTTGATAGGAACAGTATGCAAGAACTTCTAATAGGTCAGACACTCGACCCCACCGGGCCGGTATCAGTGTTACCCAATACAGCGGAGGAAAAGGCCAAGCAAATTCCAGAACCGGCGACTTATCACATTCTGTGTATCCTGCCAGAGGCCGATGAAAAGTACGACAACGGGCTGATCAAATCTGGACAGACGATGCAGTATGAAGAACTGCTCTCTCCTGTGTTGTTTGTGGTCAAGATTGGCCCAGACGCCTTTAAGGATGAGAAACGATTCCCTAGCGGGGCCGCATGTAAAAACGGCGATTTTATTTTGGTACGGCCCAACACCGGGACGCGCATCAAGATTCATGGGCAGGAATTCAGGATCATTAACGATGATTCAGTTCAGGCTGTTGTGCAAGACCCCCGTGGCATCACCCGCGTTTAGGAGCAGACATGGAAAAAACTGAATTTGAATTTCCCCATGAGATTGAGGAAAAGACCTCCCGTCTGGGCAGTAAAGTGGTTACACCTGAAGCTGAGGCTGACATTGAAGTAGTGGATGACACCCCGGAAGAAGATCGTAATCGCACGCCGATGACGGAAGCGCCAGCCGACCCCACTGATGAGGAGTTGGAGTCTTACACTGAGAGTGCTAAGAAACGGCTGAAACACTTTACCAAGGGCTACCATGAAGAGCGCAGGGCTAAAGAGACTGCTATTCGTGAGCGCGAAGAAGCTATCCGGGCCGCACAGGTGATCTTTGAGGAGAATAAAAAACTCAAAGGTTCCTTGAATCAAGGCCAGCAAGCCCTTTTGGAGCAGGCCAAGAAAGTGGTTGCCAATGAATTAAGTGATGCCAAGAAGCAGTATAAAGCTGCTTATGAGGCGGGTGACGCTGATGCCTTAGTAGAAGCGCAAGAGAATATGACTACGGCGAAGATGCGGGCGGAGCGGGTAAATAATTTCCGTCCAGCCCCTGTCAAGGAGGACGCACCTGTTGCGGAAATACCACAACCCACACCTACTGACGAAAAAGCGGTAGCATGGCAGCGGAATAACGACTGGTTCGGTTCAGATGACGAGATGACCAGCTTCGCCCTTGGTTTGCATAATAAGTTAATTAAGGATGGGGTTGACCCACGGTCTAATGAATACTATGATAAAGTCAATGCTCGCGTGCGACAAGTGTTTCCAGAGAAGTTCGACTCTGATGAAACCGCTGATGCTTCTACTCAGCGCACTACCAAACGGAACGTGGTCGCACCAGCCACACGAAGTACTGCGCC